TCCGCAGGAAAGACTTCCTGCCAGTTTTTTTCAAGCCAACGTAGTCCGATTGCTGGCTTGAGGGATGATGTCTGGAACTCCTCTTGTAGTCGCCAGATTTCGCCTGTAAGTGCGTCAAGTTTTTCATAAGGTCGTAGTCCTGTTTCTGGGTCGATGGTATCGGCAGCATAAGATTTTAATTTGTCTGCCGTGTAGTGCGCCACGTACCGGGCGCATGATGGGTCGAAATCGGTAAATACGATTCGCCCTCTTTTTTGCCACGCATCCTGAAGAATCGGGTGCGTGTATTGAGTGTGTCCTTTCTCGGAGATGTCAACCGGGTACCGTTTTGAGGGCATCCATCCGAAGATTATTGCGTGATAGTGAGGCCGGCCTTTTTTTGTTCCGTATTCGCCGGCGGCGAAGTACCGTATCGGCCGATTTAGTTTTGCTCGAAGGTTTTTCCAGAACAGTTGCAGGTCGCGTTTATCGAGAGAGCCGCAGGCGGGGAGATGGGTTTCGTCGTAGGTGAGGGTAACGAAACAAGACACGTGATGACATTGGGATTCGTGGTAGCACCGAATTGCCCAGTCTCGTGCGTGGTCGGCTTTACAGCCATTGCACATCCCGCAGCGAATGTGGATAAAACCGTTAGAGCCAAGTGCTTTCTCATGTCGAGCAAAGGTGACTTTTCCCTCGGTTGAAAGGTAAGCTGGTTTTGGGTAGAGACAAGCCATGATTTGTTTCTGCCTTTTAGGTCCGGGTCGAGGTCGCGATCCGGGCCTTTTTTTTGTGATTTAGAGACGGATTCCGCCGCGCATTACTCGTCCAGATGGAATGTTTTTTCGATGGACTTTGCTCGCTGTTTTTGAGAACAGTTTGCGTGATTTGCGCTTTTTCATTTTGGAACGTCTCATATTGTGCCCTCCGGGCTGTTGTTTGTTTGTGCGGTGACTGTGGGTGTGTCGCCCCTTTGTCACCTAGCAGATTATATACAAGAGGGAATCTGCTGCGTCAAGCACTATCTTTGGGCGTGCTTGACGCGTCGGCTGAGGCCTCCTGAGAGCCGTTTTCCGGCTCTTTTGGTTCCGGTTCGGGGGTTTCTTCCGCTTCCGGTTCGGACTCCGTGAGGTCGTCCATATCGAGTTCTCCGGACTCGATTTTTGAGGCGATTTCCGCGTTTACTATCGCGGCCTGCAGGAAGTCCCCTTCCGGGGCATCGCCATATTGAGGTTTTGTCCTCGGAATGTGATTGATCATTCCGGTTTCTGTGTAGCGTTTCACGATTTGATTTACGTCGCATTCGTCTTTGAAAGACTGGCGTGTGAGCGACGGTTGCGTGAACACGATCGAATGTGGTCGTTTTTTCTTTTTGGTCATCGTCCTAGCGTCCTCTTGAATGCGGCATAGCCGCCTTTCACCATTTTTGCGTTTTTAAGAACTTTGTACATTCTGTAGACGCCCGCAGCGCCGAGAACGCCGCCCCCTACTGTGGTGATGGCAGAGATAACGCCATTCCACGGGAATTGTTGAGCTGTCATGAGCGAGGGGTTAGCGCGATAGATGTCCATAAGCATGTCTTGTTGCTCGCCAGTAAGTCGAAGCTGGCGAAGTTCTTCGCGCATGCGGGCGGGGTCTGATTGTGCAGCGAGAGCTTGTAGTCTTTTTATTTCTCTTTCATGGAGAATTGTTTCGCCTTGCATGTCACGGTTACGCGTGTCGATTGTCGTATTTTTACGCTGTTCATGCGTGAGCTCAGTTTTAGCTACGTCTAACTTCGCACGCGCTACATTGAGCGCGGTTTGTGAGGCGATATTTGCGATTTGTATTGCGGCAGCCTGCTTCGCGGTGCCAGTAGATTGCATCGTGGCCGATGCGCCAGCGGGAGTGCTGGCAGAGTTTCCCAACGCTAAGATCCGGTTAAGGCCCGCGGCCTCCAGATCCTTTGCAGAGCGTTGGTATGCGGTTCCGGACATTCGTTCCTGAAACCGCATTTGTTCGCGGGCAATTTGCAGATTCATTGCGTTCGCATCTGCTTGCCCTTTTGCGCCGAACATCCCACCGAGAAGATTACCGATTGCGCCTATGCCACCACCGATTACGGTTGCGGCGGGGAGTCCTAGTGCCATTGTGTTTTCCTTAGTGTTACGCCGCCCCGACGTCGAAGAACCGGCCTTGCCGGAACCTTCGACATCGGTTCGCCGTTGCGTTTAGAAATGGTCAATGAGTCCCGGTACGCCGTAGAGAGGCATTGGTCGGGCGCAGCGGAGTTTGAAATATGCATCGAGTAGTAGGTGGGGTTCGGTTTGAACCGCTATTACGCGGTCTATTGGAGGATTGTCCTCTATAAATTCGGACGAGAGGGTGGGTCGGTTTTCGAAGTCCTGTGCAAGATGCCAAACGTCGAGCGGAGCGGTTGCACTGCTTCGCATTATGCCGGTCACTTGACTGGGCTTGTAACGATATTCGGCCCAAGACTCCTGATAGCCGAAAACGTCAGCATCTTCCGTTGATCCGTCAGCCCAGAGTTCCCGATTGTAAATTGGCATCTCGCCTAGGTGGCTTAAGGCAGGCCAGAAGAAGTCGAACCGACTTTCACGGGACCACATACGGTTGAGTCCCTGTTGGTAAGTGAGATCGGCCCGCACGTTGGCGAGACCGAGTATCCAGCCGTGTTCCACGAAGGATTTGGTAAACCCAGCTTTAGCCTGGACAACTCCCATTGCGGCGAGGTTGCCCTGGGGGGTTAGTGTCGGAGAAATGTCCGACGGAGATTGTTGCGGCACCGGTGCGACGGTGATCATTTGCGACGATCCCGCTAGGAATTCGGGCCGCTGGAGGCGTGCGTCAGGTGAGGTAACGCCGAAGTGAGCTTTGAGAACTTCGACGTAGCGTGTTCCGCCTCGGGCGTCGCGCTCAAGTAGGCGCTGAACTTGGAAGGATTGACGCAGCTGATTGATAGTGAAGCCAGTTGCTTCGGAGAGGTCGGCTACAAGGCGTGGGTCATTCCACGCCGCAGGCGTAGTCCCAGAGCCATCGCTTGTCCAGTGTACGAAATCCGTAGAAAGACGCGATTCCAGAGGGCCGGATGCTGTGCCGACCTGAAATTGAGGTTGGCCGTTAGTGTCCGGGTCAGAGATAACAGGCGCAGTTTGTCCCAAGGGAACCGTTACCGGATCGCCTTTTTGGGGCCACGGTAGAGCAGAGGTGAAATAGTCGTGACGTTTGCCACGTTTCCGGATGGGGTAATCCAGCGCGGTCGCCGCGCTATCGCCCATGTTTATAGTCGGGCTATTTTGGAGGTTTTGGTCGCGAAACCATTCGCTAAATACGAGGTTATAAGCACGATAAGGCAGATCACAGACCTGCATTGTTTCGAACGTGCCGAGCGGGATTCCGAAGTAATCGGAGAGCGAATTTTCGACGACGGTTGAGAGATTACGTCGCGGAAGTGTGTAGTCGGTAGAGTCGTCCGGGTTTTCCTGTGCGCCGTTGAACTTTTCCCAGTTTTCCCAGAGAAGGCGATTCGGAATAAAGAACCAAAAGGTCTCAAGGTACAGGTTGTCAAGCAACGGTTTGATTGGGGTCGCCAGCCTCCCGAATAGGGAGGCCGACAGGTTGAATGTATCGCCGGGTAGGCACTCGTCGAGAAAGATTGGAATTAAGTCTCCACCGTTGAATGCGGTCTTGAGACTTGAGGAACGGTCGAAAGACGACCGAGGGATTTGCGCTTTGGGTACTTGCGCGAACGTGTGATTACCCTTTGATCTTCCGTACTTTCTCTTCCGTGTTGGCATTTTGATCCCCGATCATGTCCAGTTGTTGATTGTCGGGTTCTTTTACCACGTACTCAATTCCGAGTCCAAGGGATTCGGGAGTCAATAAGAGATTGTACTGGGCCGTTTCGTCGTCGAAAGTGCCGATGGTAAAAAGTGTGTAGTCCTCCGGGTGAGCTCCGAATTGATGATCGGAGGAATTTACGCAGTCAGAGAACGTGCGTTTAGCCATTGAGATTTTCGGCAAGATGAACGGGGGAAGGTAGGCCTCCGCTTTCGCGTCGTAGATTGTGAAAACATTGTGAATCATTTTTGTTCCTTTTGGTGGGTTGGTCGTTTGTATTTTGTGAGGCGAGCGTTTATCGCCTGAGCTTTTTGATGCTGTCTGATTCCCTTTTCATAAGGGAGATTTTTTGTAGCCTGTTGTCTTTTGGCTTTAACGATCCGATGTACGGACTCCTGATTTTCGGAGAGCCATTTGTAGTAGAAGCGTGGCGGCGGGTATTCCTTGCCATCCAT